GTGAGTTTGTTGTACTGTCTAGTACGCTTATAATCGTTGCCTTCAGTTATATTATCTTTGATAAAATTACTGAGCCACTTCATCACTAGCTACCTCTGGTGCAGGAGTTTCAGCACTTATATCATTACCACTAAACACATTCGCTTCTGGAGCGTCTGCGCCTTGTTGTCCTGTAAATACTGACTTTGCCACATCAACTTTAGCGTCATCTAAGGCTGCACTAACTTTATCTGCAAGAGCATTTTTTAAGTCATCTCCTGCCTGTTTAGCGTCACCTTGTTGTAGTGAATTAACAAACTTGTTTAAATTTTCTTTACTCATAATATTATTTATCTCCTATTACTTTTTTTCTTTAGTAGTTTCAGATTTTTTTTCTTTGTTAGGATTCTTTGTTAAAATTTCAGATATTACTTCTTCTTTAACTTCTTCCTTAGGTGCTTCTGTTTTCTTTACGTAAGGAACGCCACCAGCACCATATCTAATTACTTCTTCCGACATCTTTTTCTCCTTCTTTTGGTTTTAATGTTGGTTCTTTTTCTTTACTGCCATTCGTTTCTTTTTTAGGCGTGATGGCTGGGACTTCTTCGGCTTGTCCTTCAGAACCTTCTTCTTTAATTTGTTTATCAATTTCATCAATTTCTGTTTCATTTTGTTTTAATATCTTGGTTCGTATATACTCATTAGAGAAATATCTACCAACATACCCTTCTAGTTGTTGAGCGAGCATAACTCTTTCTCTCATCATTTCGCTGTGTTTTAATTCAGCAAAGTAACCATCTTGTAAGAAAGAATATGTAATATCGCCTTGCATACTGTCCCATTCTTCTGGAGCAATAACACCTTTTAATATTAATTGTGTTTTTAATAGATCATGGAAAAGCATACAGAATTTTTTACGTAGTCTGCCTACAAATTTAGTAAACTTAACTTCATCTCTACTAATTTCAGCTGCACGACCTAGATTAAATCCTTGACCACCTTCTAATCTACTAATTGGTATATTAAGAGAACGATATAGTTTCTTTTGGAAGTATTCTATATCTTGTATTTCACCTAAGTTTTGACCACCAGGTAATGTAGTAATTTCAGTTCCTCTCCCACCTTCTCTACGAGGTAACCAAAAGTCTTCTAACATACTCATCTGATTTCTATCGTCTTTAATTTCACCTGTACTTGCGTCATATACAAGTTTGTTTCTATATCTAGCCATAACATCTCTTAAATATTGTTCAGCCTTAATTTTAGGTAAGTTACCTACATCAATATAGAATATTCTTCTTTCTGGTGCACGAGCAATTCTGTATATTACAACAGCGTCTTCAATCATTCTTAATTGATTGACAGGTTTAATTGCCTTGTGTAAATAAGATAAAACTTGATTTGCCTGCTGATCTATTAAACCAGACGGACAAAACGAAATAGCATCTGGTGCTATTCTTAACCCACCTGCGTTAGATGTAGCAGTCGGGTGTATTCCTCTTTCGTTGAATATATAATATTCTTGGAATTTGTTTTCAAAAGCAAATGAAGAAGGCATACCATCTGTTCTTTGCTTTCTAACCTCTCTAATCTTTTTGATTTTCCGAGGGTCTATATATCTTAATTCTGTAATTCCTAGCCTAGGACTATCTTTGTCTATAATTTTATGATAGTATAATCTACCATCTACGTACCATCTTCTAAAGATGTCGTGGCCTTTTATATCAAAGTTTAATAACTTTAATACTTCATGGAATGATTCTCTTATTTTCTTTTTGATAGATTCGCTGTACTCAATTTTACTTAAATCTAATTGTACAGATTGTTGATTTTCATTTGATACGATTGCTTCAGATATGATATCCTCTATTGCAAGGTCACACTCGGGATGAAGTGATACTTCTCTATATCTTCTTATTAAGTCTAGCTCGTTTCTAGCCGTTACATCAAATCCGCCATAAGACGCAAAAAACCCACCAGCGGGGACGGTTTGTGTACCGTCATCCGCTTGAGGTGGAACTATATTTTGTCTTGGATCGGTAGAGGGTTCTTTTAAACGCTCTATCTTAAACCCAAACAGTTCAGCCATAATTTAATTTCTCCTATTACTATTAATACTTATAAGAGTATTAAGTAGTAGTATTTGTTTCAAAGTATTGGTATCTATGAGTAGCAGTAAACGATTCTACCGTATTATTGTCACTATAAGATAACGCAATGTCGTCTAAAGTTGTTGGAAACATTCCTCTAAACGTATATGATTTAATCACATTACCATTTCGGTCTAACTGATCAACAAAAGCGTCAACTTGATAATCTACTGGATTTGTTAATCCTTCGTTATCTGACATATTGTTGATACCGTTTAACCATCTTTCGTATGCATTACGAATTAAGAAGTTAGTATCATTTAGAATTGTAGTTGTCCATGTAGCAAATGTTCTATCACCTGCAACATATAACTCTCTTCCTCTAAATGGAATAGCAACTTCGGTTACTGTCATACCTGGTAAAGATGTAGATGTAGTTAAGAAAGACATACTTTCAGTCTCCCCACCCACAGCAGCATATCCAGGGAAAGGCATTGTCACTCTGAATTGGTTAGCACGAGCGCCGCCGCCTCTTAACTTAGCTTTAAAGTCATTTATATTTGGCATTTTTTCCTCCTACGCTCCTACTACTTCTTCAAATGCAACACCTGTTCTTGTCGCAACGAATTGTAGTTGTATAAAGTTAATTGATCTGTTAGGTTTAACGAATATATCCGCTCTAAACTCATTTCTATCAATGACATCGCCAGTATTATTTGATGTATCACAAACTACTAAAAAGTCTGTAACACCTCTTCTACCTTGTACATCTCTTAAAAATGGTTCTACGATATTTCTAAATTGTGCTCTTGTGAACTCATCATTGAACTCAAACAATTGAAATTTAGAAGCCGTAGAGATTGCCTTTTCTAAAGTAATAAACAATCTTCTAACGTTTATTCTATCAAACGCACTTGGAGTAGATAAACCTGTTTTATCACCAAACAAGATTGTACCTTGTCCTGGTAAAGTTACCACTGGATTTATTCTAGCTCTGTATAACTCATCTCTTTGTGTTTTTGATGGGTTGTATGCTAACTTAACAGCACCTCTAATTACTCCTCTGTTGAAACCAGCAGGTGAGAACCATGAGTCTGCGATTAAGTCTGTTCTTGCAGCCAAACCAGCAATATCACCATTTAATGGTACATATCTAAACACATCATTGTATTTGTCGTAAGTGTATTTGTAACCACTATCGAATACAACGTATGA